TCGCTGGCTCAAGGCGTCTCGGCTCACGCACAGGCGGGGACGCTGGACGCCGATACGGCCGTGCGGTTTTGCAAGGCGATCCTGCCGGCCCTGCTGGTGGAGATCGAACTGGCGCAGCGGCTGGACGAACGCCTGTCGCAGATGTTTCCGGCACCCGCTCCCCAGCCGCAGCCGGAGTGCAGTGCGACCATTTGCAGCAACCGCTGGTCGGCTCCGGCCGCCGAGCCTCAGTCGGGCAAGAGGAAACGGGCAGCCAAGCGTGCCAAGAAGGCCAAGAAGCGAGGAGGGAAGCATGACGATCTCCCTTCGTGACTATCAGCGATCCGCCGTCGAGGCTGTGTGCCGGGCCGCAAAGCGAGGCCAAAAGCGGATCGTCGTCTGCCAGCCGGTCGGCTCCGGCAAGACAGAGGTGATGGCCGAGTTGTGCCGCATCGCACGATACCCGCTGAAGGTGGTGCCGCTTCTTGACCTCATGCGTCAGGGCCGGGACCGCTTGGAATTGCGTCTGGGAGAACGGTGCGACATCGAGCAGGGCGGGAACTTTGCGGAGAGCATCGAGGGGCTGCGCCGCAGAGTGATTGTCGGCTCTCGGGACAGCCTGCTCTCCAGCAGCCGGTTCAAGGCGAAGGCGTACGAGCGTGTGTCTTTGGTGCTGGTGGACGAGTGCCACGTCGGCATGACGCCACGCATGGAGGAGATGCTCCAGTGGTTTGAAAATCGAGGGGCGACCATCGTCGGATTCTCGGCCACTCCCTACAAGGGCAAGGGCAAGGCATTGCGATACTGGCCTCGCCCGCAGGTGGTGTATTCGCTGCTGGATGGCATCAGCGACGGGTATCTGGTCGGCCCCAAGTGTTTTCTCAGCGAGGCCAAGAGTTTCGACCTGTCCCTCGTGGAGGACGAGGCCGGCGAGTGGAACACGTCCCAGTTGGCAGCCGTGATGACGGCAGAGCATTTCGCGCAGGAGGTGACGGGCCTTGTCCTGTCAACCTTCAAGCAGCAGCCGTCGGTGGTCTACGCATGCAACAAGCGGCAGGCCGTGCAGTTGCGCGACATGTTTGAGCGCTACCAGCACACTGTCAGTCTGGTTCACAGCAGCCAGAACATTGTCGAGCGGCAGGCGAACATGGACGCCTTCCTGTCTGGTGAAACCAAGATCATCGTGAACGTCGGCATCTTGGGGTACGGCTGGGACTTCCCGGCGCTGCGAAACATCTACATGGCAGCGCCGACTCGCAGCCTGTCGCGATACGAGCAGCGTCTGGGTCGCGGCACCCGGCCGCTGCCCGGCACGATCCACTCGGAGATGAGCCGGGACGAGCGGCTGGCGGCAATCGCGGCGAGCGACAAGCCTCATTTCAACATCTACGACATCACCGACAGCAGTCGCAACCATCAACTGCTCAATGCGATGCAAGTCCTGGACGCAAAGAGCAGGAAGCGGCCCGCCCGCCGCAGCCGACTGTCTGCCTCTCTGTCGATGGAGGGCACGGATGCCGTCAGTGCCATTCGTGAGGCGGATGCCATTGAGTTGGCAGAACTGGAGGCCCGGTCACTGGAAAGCCGGGAGCGCCGCAAGAGCCTTCTGATAGGCGTCAACTTCGATCACACCACCCGCGACCTCTTCTCCGAGCCGGAGGCCAAGAAGAAGCGTGGCTGGCGGATGATGTACGGCAAATACAAGGGCATTCCTCTGGACTCGATCCCGGAGGGATACCTCTCGTGGGTGCTTGGCTCCCAGAAGAAGGAGACGCCATTCACGTCGGCCGTGCGGAGGGAACTGGGGCGGCGAAAGGAAACCACTGCGGCCCGGTAGGAGTGCGCATGAGCGAAGGATCGCCAGATGAGCGTTTCATATCACAAATCGGCGTGGCTATGGCTGTGGAGCGGCTGCTCCGGGCGGGCTTCTACGTCGCCGTCCCGATTGTGGACGACGGGTATGACCTGCTCGCCTTTGATGCACGCCGCTGCTGGCGGATCCAGGTCAAGGCATCGTCGTCTCGCGGCCGCAACAAGTCCCGCATTCGCATTGGCAGAGGGTCGGCCAAGTCGCAGCGATACGATCCGCGACACGTCGATGCTTTTGTGCTCTGCAACATCCGCACGGGCGTCGTCCTTTGCGTTCCTGTGGCCGCAACCAATGGCGGCCGCTGGATGTCCTGGCACGCTGCGGACAAGTGGTCGGACATGGCAGTCCTGCGGAGCATCCCGCGAATGAAGTAGAGCGATTCGACAATCCGAACGGCTGCGTGGGTTGGGTGAACCTATGGCACGCAGACGCATGACCCACGACCAGAAGGGATCGTGACGAAAGTGGGTAGGCCAGCCGCAAGCGACAGGGCCAAGTCACGCGGACAGCAGGATGTCCGATAAGCAGGTCGCATGCCTCCGCCCCTGCGGCAAGGAGGACACCCCTACGTCCTAACTGACAGTGGGCAGGTGGCGGCTAACCCTAGCCTTCGGGCTGGGGATAGTCGCCGTCCACCCGCAGCGAGCCTTCAAACAGTGAGCAGATTGATTTGTTTCAGCGCTTGAAGAGGCGCTTTGATTGGAGAGTTGTGTGTCCAACATTCACAAGGGAGTCATCGTCGTGGGATTCATCGGCCAAGCATTGGCGGGGTTCTTGCAGGAGAACCGGGAGTTGGTGGAAGCCGCCAAGAGGCTGGGCGGTCTGGCAGCCTGCCGAAAGGAGACGCACGAGCACAGCGTGGACTTGAACACGACAGAGGAGTCGTATCGGTACGTCATCGAGTTTGCCACAGAGGAGGACGCAGAGGCGTTTACCCATGCCGTGCGGGACATCGTGAGCCTGACGACGGAGAGGGGGGATGAGTGATGCCCGTAAAGAACTGGCGGCCTTTGCGGCGGAGTACGGCTTCTGCGCTGTGTGCTGGGGGCGGGAGTCGCTGCACATCCACCACCTGCAACAAGGGGCGGGCCGCTCCCACGACCGACGCAACCTCCTGCGTCTCTGCATGTGGTGCCACGAGGGGTTGCACTTCGGGGGCAAGAACAACCTCACCAAAGGGATGCTGCTCACCGCAAAGAGAGAAGTTGACGACGCCCACTACGACCCGGCGTTCCTGGCTTCGCTCCGCCTCAAGAAACATCTGGGCTACGGCCCGGAGCGGTATCCGGTGCGTGTGTTCGTATTTCGTCGGCGGAACGGGATCCCAAAGGAGTTGAAGGATATGGCAATCAACAGCAGGCAGAAGGGAAAGCGTGGCGAGTTGGAGGCGGCGTCCGAATGGAACCGGCTGGTTCCATGGGCCGGAGCCCGCCGCTCGCAGCAGCACAGCGGCACGGAGTCGGCCAGCGATCTCCTGTCTCCTGGCACTCCGCACCTGTGGCTGGAGGTAAAGCGGGTGGAGCGCGGGCTGAACCTCCACGCCGTCATGGAGAAGTCCCGTGAGCAGTGCGGCGAACTCTGCCCGGTGGTGCTGCACCGGCAGAACGATAAGGAGTGGCTTGTGACGTTCCCGCTGGAGCAGATCAAGCGATTCGTGCAGCAGGTGCAGGGGGCCATGTGATGAACGCCAGAGTGATCGACTGGGATGGAGACGACGGCGAGGAGGAGGAAATCCACAGCCCGATCCCGGACAAGGACGGCTGGGTCGCTCTCAGGGAAGGAAAGAACGATGCGGGTAACGCTGGAGTGGTTCGAGGTGAGCCGGGCAGCACTCGTGGGAGTAAGCCGAAACGTGGAGGCTCTGCGAAAGGGTCTGCAAAACGCCCGTCCCACAAACGAAAACGAGTGGCACGTTCACATTCTCGGCGCGCTCGGTGAGTGTGCGTTCGCGAAGGCGACCAATCGCTACTGGAACGGCAGTGTCAACACCTTCAAGTCTGGTGGTGATGTCGGTGAACGCATCCAGGTCCGCACGCGATCCAAGCATTCCTATGACCTTATCGTCCGATCCGGAGACAGGGACAGTGACGTGTTCGTACTGGTCACGGGAGGCCCGCACGAGTTCACCATTCACGGCTGGATGCCTGCGGCGGAGGCGAAGCAGCCAAAGTTCAAGGCCAACTACGGTGGCTACGGGGAAGCGTATTTCGTCCCGCAGTCGGCGTTGCGTCCGATAGACCCATTTGTGTGCAAGGAGTGCTGACCATGAACGCCACGACCATGCAGACGTATACCGGGAAACTGATCGACCTCGCGAACTTCAGCGAGGAGGACGTCCGCCTGCCCGACATCTCCCACGCCCTGTCTCTCATCAGCCGATTCACGGGCCACAGCAAGTGCCCGTACAGCGTGGCCCAGCACAGCGTCATGGTGAGCCGCTTGACGCTGCCAGAGAACGCGCTGTGGGGGCTTCTGCATGATGCCAGCGAGGCGTACTTGGGAGACGTAGCCACGCCGCTGAAGAACCTACTGCCCGGCTACCGGGAACTGGAGGAGCGGGTGCAGCAGACGATAGCCCGCGTGTTTCGGCTGTCGTGGCCGATGCCGCCCGACGTAAAGCAGGCAGACCTGCGGGCGTTGATGGCGGAGAAGCGCGATTTGATCTCCTGCTCGCACGACTGGGGGATCGACGTAGAGCCTGCGTGCGGGCCAGTGAATCCGTATTCCTGGACGCAAGCAAAGGAGTTGTTTGAGGCCCGATTCAAGGAGTTAGTCAAGTGATAAATCCAGTGACAAAAGTAACTGAGGACAGGTCAGTCAGGTACGCCAGCGGTGCCGTTCGGTCGAGCGATGCGGAGGCGACGAGGTACGACCTCATCACGCCCATCGGTCTGGCGGCGGTGGCGGCAGCGTGTGCGGAAGGAGCCGCGAAGTATGGGGGGCGACTGAGCGTGCCGGAATGTCTCAACGAGTGCCTCCGAGATACATACCTCTTTCTGGCGGGAGATAGGAATGCCGACCATCTGGCAAACGCTGCGGTTGCAGTCCTGCACGCCATTCAGGAGAACAGCCGTGTCGAGAAAGAAATGCACGAAGTGCGGTTGTTTCGTTATGACCTGATTCCACCGAAGGGCATTGAGGCAGTGGCAATCGCCTGTGCAGAAGGTGCCGCCAAGTACAGTCCCTATAACTGGGAAGCCGGGATGGGTGCAGCCGACATACTGAATCATGCCATTCGCCACGTATTCAAGTTCCTGGACGGCGACAGGAGCGAAGACCATCTGGGCCATGCGGCGTGGAACTTCATGGCAGCGATTCATTCGTTGGAGTTGTGGCCGGAACTCAACGAAGGTTCATTTCGTACCGGCTATTGTGAGGCACCGACAAACTAATGATCGCCGTCGCCGTAAAGGACTACGACGACGAGAACATCGTTGAGGATTGCGAGGCCGGTTGGGGTAGGTTCTGCGCAGAGGTTCTCGTTCGCACGCATTATCACGTTCGGGAGTTGTGTCGCCGGCACCGCCGGCTGGGGTACGCCCAGATGCTGCCGTCAAGCCGGAAGGAGTGGGAGACGCTCCGCCGGCAGGTGGCGGCCTATCGTTGGGCGTTTGAGGGCACGGGCGGCCTGTTCACGTTCGACCAGACGTGCCTGGATTTGCGGCTGGACCCCGCTTTAGTCAGGCGAAAACTGTTGTCCCTGTGCCGTCCCGAGCGGGACATAAATCTTCTGGTGGCATGGGCGGCCCGCCAGAAGGAGAAGGCAAATGGCAACTGTCGCGGACAAGGTGAGGATGATCGTCGAGTGGGCTCCGGCCTTGTCGATGCTGTCCGAGATTTCCGCAGCCGACACGGCGAAAGAGCGGGCCGCAGGGGCGCTCAAACTCATGCGGTTTGTCGCTACCAAGACGGCGACTCCCATCGACGATGACCTCTGCGAGCGGGTAGAGGCGTGCCTGTTGAGCCCGCAGGGCGAGGAGTTGTTCCGGTACATCGTGGCTGTCGTGACGGCGGTGTCGCAGGCGGAGATCGACGGATGACGCTGTACTTGGTGGCCGCCGTCGCATTCGCCGTCGCCGCTGGCGCGGCGGCATTCCCGCACCTGACGGCCGCCCGGTCGCCAGGAGTCTCGCCGTCAGACCGGGCCGGCTGGGTGAATCGCCTCTTCGTTCTGGCCGTCCAGGCGGAAGAGGCCGGCGAGACTCCGGTGGCGACTGCGGCCCGAGCGCTGATCGCCGCCCTGGTCGCAGAGAAGGAACTCCCGAAGAAAGCGCGGTAGTTCATGGCACGGACGGTCGCAATCTGGGCGGGCCTGCTGATTGGCATTGGGGCCATGACGGTTACCGTCCTGCCCCGCAGGCCAGTCGTGGCTCCGGTTGTGCCGCAGCCTGCTGGCGTCCTGGCTGGCGTCAGTGCCGCCGATGCCGCGATCCTGCGTGACTTTCATGCGGCAGTGGCGGACATCGTGGTGCGGGACGGGTCGGCCAAGCAGCCGGTCTGCAAGACGCTGTTCGACCTGCGGGCACGGTACAAGCACGCCCTGTCGATGGCTTTTGAGAACACGGGAATGGTGGGCCGGTATGCCGGGCTAGGCCAGCGGCTCGACGAGTACCTGCTCCTGGCTGTGGGCGACAAGGACTTGCCGCTCACGCCGGAACTCAGGCAGTCAGCGGCTCGGGCTTTTGCAGCGATCAAATAGGTGAGGCATGGAAGACTTCTTCGCCTCGCCAGAGGACATCGCTCGGGCGTACAACGAAGGGCTCGTGGGTTCGTACTGCGACCCCGACGCCACCGCCCGGCTGCTGCGGTCGCTGCCCATGCCGTTGTTTGCCGGCACGCTGGCCGGTAGCGGAGCCGGCAAACTGTCGCTGGCCTTCAAGGCTGTCGTGCATTGGGAGGCGGCGACCGGCCGCAAGCCATACGACGAGACGCAAACGACGGGCGATTGCGTGAGCCATGCCGTGCGTGGCGGGGCAGATGTTGCTCGGGGCAACGACCCTGACCTGCACTCGACAGAGGACTGGGTGGACCGGACGGCGACGGAGCCGCTGTACGGCGCTCGTGGTCACGGCGGTCAGGGTGCCACCTGCTCCCGCATCGTGGAGTGGGCGCACAAGACTGGCGGGCTGATGCTCCGCAAGAAGTATGACGCGCTCGGGCTCGACCTCACGGAATACAACGCAGCGGTGGGGATGCGGTGGGGTTCGCGGGGCGTCCCTTCAGAGGTGACCAGTGAGGCAAAGAAGCACCACATCGGGACGATCAGTCTGGTGACGACGTGGCAGCAGGCGCGGGACGCAATCGCCAATGGGTACGGGCTGGTGTGCTGCTCAGACGTGGGGTTCGCCGGGATGAGGCGGAACTCGGAGGGCATGATCCGCCCGTCCGGAACATGGCACCACGCGATGCAGTGGCACGCAGCCGACGACACCCG